TCCTGATCCGAATCCAGCGGCACCTGCCATCTTATTGATAACCACATAATACAGCCAAGGTCTTTTTGGCTCCAATCTGTGACGACCATCAATATACAGTCGTGACGCATGAGCAAAATCCTTGAGTATTTGGTTAGGATTAAGTGCTTGTAGGAAGTTATTAACGAAGTGGGCCATCCAGCCTCCTCAATTAAACTGATTGAGTAGACCCGCCCCCAGTTACTAGTGTACCTAATGTTCTTGCAACCGCTGTGCCTATACCAGTTCCTTTTGGTGCCTGTATCGCATTGTCGTATCTAACTGACAATGTGATTGTAGCAGGATCTGATGTAGCATAAGCCACTGTGTTGTAGTTGATATTCTGTACATAAGCACCATACAGTTCCCATGTTTCTAAAACATTAACTGCGTTGGCACCGTTACCACCATCAAGCATTTCAATTCTGCCTGTGAATTTGTAATCAGTACCACTTGATGCTGAACTTTGTTCGAAGAAATCAAATTGTTTCTGTATCTGTTCACCACATAACTTAGAAACTGAGTTGTTCACATCGTCTCTTAGGTTAATTGTAATTGGTTCCCAAGTGTGTTTACCTGCAAGATAAACTCTTGAGTTGTAAACATCTAAAATTGTTTCATCAAATGTTAGGCTTGGTCTTGTTACATCAATCACTTGTTTTGTGATTTCAGTTCTAGGAGTTGATACTCCAAAGTTTTCCAATATCAGTCTAAATCTGTATTGAAGTTTTGGCATCAATAGCCCCTGGTTTGACGCTGATTGATCACTTGCCAAAGGTACTGTAAATTTACTTAAAGTTGCTACTGACATATCTTCTCCTTTTTTTATATTTATAGTGTTTATACTATAATTTTATGTTTATACCTTTCCTAGCCTTTATAGTCCTAGTTTGTCTATTTCGCCTGTGTTCTTAAGTCTAATCGGAATGAATATGAATTCAACTGCTTTGACCGGCTCAATAGCAATATCAACATGTAACTCGTTTCTATCAATTCTGCTTGGTGTGTTGTTTGTTGTGTCACATACCACAGCAAAATCAAATAGTCCTCTTTGTCCTTGGACTTCTAGCAAGAATGACTCAACTGCTTGTTTGATTTCATTTCTTGTTAGTTCATCATTTGGTTCAAAGATAAACGGTTGTGCTAACTTGTCTAATTGAGTTCTTAGGAACACTGTTAATCTAGCAACATTGACTCTGTCTAATGCACTAGTACCACTGTGTCTAGTTTTTTGTCCGTATATTGTTAATCCTGCTCCTGTTAAGAACGAAATTGGATTAATTCTATTTGACTGTAAAGTGTCTCTAATACCTGAACTTACTGCAATCACTTGTTTTTCACCTGTTGATGCTTTGATAAAACCAACTGATGTAGCATTGTCTACTACTCCACGTCTTATGCCTGCTGGTGCAAACCAAGGAAAAGCCACGTCATCGTTCACTGCTAATGATCTCAGTACCATATGACTCGGTGGAACAAACACATTGTTGCCTGCTAAGTCTGTTGTAGTACCCCATGGGTAGTAAACTGCTGTGAATGAATCACTTGTTACCAATCCATCTTCATCGTTAGTTGCCGATCCTGCGGCATTTGTTGCAAAGTTGCTGATTGCTGTTGAACTATTTTCTAATCTAGCAGGAGTATCACCAACGATAAATGCTGTGTCGCCTCTGTCTCCTGACAGTGTAACTAGTTCATCTATTAACTCAACATAACCTGGTGCCGCAAGTACGTTGAACTCTCTTTGTTCTTCACGTAATTGTGTGTTTGAACTTACAGCAGATTGTAAACCTTTTACAACGATTGCTCTCTGTGCCTTACGACCCATGTATGGAGAACCGTCGGATTTATTACCACTTGCTGTTACCCACGCATCTGCTTCTGCAGGAAGTGTTGGGTAATCGTCTGTGCTACCAAAGTTTGTTCTAGTAAAGTAATTTTTTCTGAATTGCTTCACATTGTAACCTGATCTTCTTGTGTTGAACAATAACATACCTTTTGGATACAGTGTTGGATCTGGTCTGTCAATGTCTAGGTTATCACTTGTCAACAATGATTTAATTGTTGGTGGAGTTTTTGTTATAACATTGCTATCTGAATCTAAATGGAATCTTGCATCCGCAAATAATATTCCATCTTCTGACACTTGGTCAGTGTTATCGATAGCAACAAATTTTGCTCCGTCAACTTTTGAACTATCATATCTGTAAAGTTTTGGATAGTTTTCTAAATCACTTGAATCTAACCAAATGTCACCATTCACAAGTGCTGTTCCATCTGACTGACCATCTGTTGCCCCTGGCTCAGTTGCTGAAACAATTACACCGTCTGGTGAAGTGTTTGATAAGTTAAATGCTCTAGCATCTGAAGTTACGTTTTTGTAACCTTTCCAAGTAGTACCATCATGTACCATGATGTCAACTTGACTTGCACTTGAAGAGTACCAGTAAGTTAAGTCACTTGGGTCTGCTGTTGGAGCCGACGCTGATGCTTCGTAAACCAATGTACCCCAGTTCGATGCCATAACTTCATCTGAACCAAAAGCGCCTGCTGGTATTGTGTAAAGGTTTGCAACCTTTGTACCAGTAGTGTCTATTGCTGAACCGTATGTGGATCCATTTGAACTACCAAATCCTGCGTCCGCAACAGGTGTACCTGCTGTGTCGTTCATTCTAAAGTCACCACCATCACTGTGTGTCATTGTGATTATGTCTAATGTTCTGTCATAACTTGCACTAACGTACTGCATTCCTGCCGCCGCCACTGCCGCAACAAAATCATCTGCTGATGTGCCGCCTAGTGTAACAGTTGTAGTTGGACCAAATGTACCATACTTTGTTGAATTTTGATGATCGCCCGGTCTAAGTGTTTCTCTAATTGTGAAAGTGTTAGCCGCTGTAAATGGACTTGACCCTAATGCACTCAATCCAGTGATTGTAGTTGCACCACTTGCCTGTCTTTTGAACACAGTGTAAGCACCAAGTGCCGCACTTGCATCAAATAAAGTAGAGTCAGTTGCTGTTGTGCTGTCACCTGCGAAAAGAGTAGTATCTCTTTCAGTTGGATTAACTTGTACATACAGATTTTCTGTTGTTAAGTTTGCACCTGCACCTGATTTGTCTAAGTTGTAAAGTGCTTGAGCATGAGTTGTATGCATCGGAGCACTAATTGTAGTGAATGCCGCTGTTGTTGAATTGTATTTCTTAACTTTGACATCTGCACCACCGTTAACTGCTGTAGTTTGAATCCAAATACTTCCTGATGGAGCACTGTGATCGTCTGCTGTTTTGAATCCTGGATCAGTTGTGTGTCCACCTAGGTGTAATCTAGGCACATCATAAGTGCCTGCTGTAATACCTAGTGTTGCAAGAGAAGTTCCTGTTGTGTTTGCAATTTTAATCTGCCCACTTGCAGTTGAATCGTTTCCTGTAGCAAGGTCTGTTCCGTATAACACGATCTTGTTGTTGACTTTTGCCGCTGTCACACCTGATATTGCGGAAGAGGCATCGCCACCTGAGTTGATATCGCTCACAGCATCGTCAATGGATGTACCTGTCATTGGTATATCAAAACCGTTTATGTTAAGGACATGTCCTTCAGTAACTGTTCCGCCTGCCGCTGTACCTTCTATGGTTGGCCATGAAGTTTTCCATGAACCATATTGTGTGGTGCTGTTGCCTGAACCAACTTGTACCCATGCATTGTTTTTATTTTTGTACCATAATTTGTTGTTAGTTGCCGTAGTGTTGATTGCGTAATCGCCCTGTGATCCAAATGAAGTTTTTGGAGCACCTGTGGATACTTCGCCAACCAAGTTAAACACTTCGGAAATAATTTTTGGAGTCTTTACTGTGAAACTCTGTGTTGATGAATTCCACTCTTTGATACCCCAAACAGATTCTGCTGTGTCTAACCAATAAGTGCCGTTTGCTGGAGCGCCTGTTACTGGTGAACTAGAACCTGTGAGTTCGTCTAGATTAACATCTGCTCTTGTAACGAATGCCTTGTTTGCTACACCTAATAGTGAGTAAGCGGCAAGAAGACCATATTCATTCAACTCGTATGCGTCACGAGCCGAACCGCTTGTATCTGTGTAGAACTTTGGATCGCCAAAAGTTTCTGTCAATTCTCTTTGACTTGTAATTGTGTAAACTGTTCCTGCGTTTGCTGTCAGTGTACCGGCCGCAGTGCCTGTTCCTGTACCTGAAGTTTTGTTTTTCGAAGTTGCTACAATGATAGACGGTACCATGCCTTGATCGGCTGGGACGTAAAACGATTCGTCTGTTACTGTAACTTCAACTCCTGCTGATGTTAATGCCATTTTTTTGGTCTCCTATATGGTTTTTTATATTTAGCAGATACTGATTATATTATACACTATAGAGGTAGGTAAAAAAGGTGACGAAAAGGGCACCATAAATACTGTATGAAACGTCCTTTGTGCACCTGCGGGAACCCTGTTGCCGTTAATTATATCAAGAACAAAAAGACATATTACAGGAAGAAGTGTGACAGTTGTCTGCGTGGCGTTGTGAAGAGACAACCTAGATGGCAGACTGCTGGATACAAAAAGAAACACATCTGTGATCGTTGTGGACACACATCAGAATTTGACATGCAGTTCAATGTTTATCACATAGATGGTGACAGGAACAACTGTTCTTTTACTAATTTGAAATCAGTGTGTGCCAACTGCCAGCGAATATTACACCTTGTGGGTATGCGTTGGAAACAGGGAGATCTTACTCCTGACTAGAACGGAAATTTAGTAACGACTAGATCCGTGTCGATCTTGTCATACAACTGTTGCACAGTGCCATCGTTCTTCAGCAAAAAGTTAAAGTCTATCTTTGCCCATTTCCATTCTGATGGATGTACATGCTTGGGTGTGATGTTTTCTTCAACGTAATCTGTGAACCAGTCTGGATCTTCGCCACGTGACACACGCCACATTTCGCCACCTAGATCCTTTATAATTGCGTCTTCGTGTGGGAATCTCACATCAGGTATCACATAGTTTGTGTTTGGATTTTGCAGAATTGTCTTCTTCAGCAGTATGGTCCAGGTGTGTACATGG